TTGGTTTGGTAGCAACCAACCTGATGAACCAGTCTCAGCACGAAGGTCGTGTGAAACTTCTGGGTGGATACCAGCCCAGTATAGTGAGCCCTTGCGAGCAATAGACTTTCCAGAACGCAACTTGGCAACTGCCTTACGTACGTTTGCTGAAGAAAGTGTAGCAGCAGCAGTGATTGTTGCTGTTGATGTTGCAGTTGCACCTGAGTAGATTACGTTTGTTCCACCGCGAAGTGCTGTCATAGCAATTCCATCGATTGAATCTGCAAGGTTGAATGCAATAATATTTGCAATTGCTGGGTCTACATCAGCAAGGCTGAAGAGTTCCAACGCACGTGTTACAAGAACAGAGTTACCGTACTCACTAAGAGTAATTGTAACTGTTGTTGGTGTAGATAGTGCTACTGCATCTGGGTCAACATCTTCTGTTAGTGCAGAAGATACTGCTGTAAGGTCAACGTACTTCTGTAGAACTACTGTTGAACCTGGGATAGACTGATTAGTTGGTGTCTTATCTGCGACAGAACGAATTAGGGGTTCTGCACGGAGAGCAAACTCTAGAAGACGGTCGTACGCCTTCTGTACTAAACCAGCACTTCCGAGTGTACCTCCGAGAGAAGAGGAACCTGTGGTTGTATAGGCATTAGCCATTTATGTCACCTCCAAGTGACTAGGAAACTATGATTAGTTTGAGCGAAGAAGCGCGATAATCTCTTCTGCAGATTCTGCATTGTTAAGACGCATCTCTATATTCTCTGCTCGGTCAGGTGTTGTTGCACCTTGAGTGATACTGTCCTGGCTACGCAATGCAGCACGGTCAATCTCACGTTCATCTGGTGCACCCTCAGTTTTATTAATTCCAAACAAATCTCCGTTATCATCAAGCCAGTTATTTACTGACTCTTCAGAAACATCATCAATATCTTTAAGGATTAATCGAACTGCTTTAGGATTTACACCTTTCTTTTCTAGGACTTCTTTGACTGTACGCTCACGTTGCGCCTTAGACAATCCGTCAAGTTGCTCAGTAAGTTCTTTGATACGTTTCTCATCTGCACGCTTGGCTTTACGCAACTTTTTAAGTAAGTCGCTGCCATCCAATGGTGCTTCATCGATTGTATCTTCGTCTTCATCATCATCCCAGTAGTTGTTGCTCATAGCAACCACCCTTCTATTCGTTGTTAGTCGCAAGCCTCAGTACCTAATCGGGGAATTAGACTGGCTCTTGCTATCGGTCTTATACACTGACGGGGCCGATAGGTCCGTTCAGGATTCTAGTTGTTAAATGATACCCGCTACTGAACTCTTCTTTAGGTATCCACTTGAGAATGTGCCAGCAGCAGTTCCTGCATTACCAGACCAACGTGCTTCTTCAAGTGCGTATAGGTCTTGCCTTTTGCGCTCTTCAGATGCTAGTCCTTGGATTCTTGCTTTTTCTGCTTCTACTTGCCCATACTGTGGAAGTCCTTTAGAAATAGAACTTAAGAATTCAGTTGTTGGAAGTTCTCGTGCAATCTTTTGATAGTCAACATTGGCTTGTGCACCAGTCTCACCTGATTGCATTGCTGCTTCTGTTCCAATGGTGCCACCCATTACATTCGAATACCTATCTGATTGAACTGAAGTTGCTGCTTCAAATGCTTGAAGTCCTTGTTTAAGTGCAGCACCACCAATTTCGGCAGAAGTAATTTTCTTTTCAAGTGCTGGCATTTGATTCTTAGGGTCAAGCATTGCTGCTACTAAATCGCCAGTAGATAGAGATGAACCAAACTTTTTTAATGCATCGAGGACATGAGAGTCAGCATTTAAAACTCTGTCATATGCCATAGATACTCTTGAAGCAACTTCATCTGGTGCCAGTTCATTTCCAATAAGGGTAGAATACTGAGAAGTATTTGCAAATCGACCAAGGTCATATGCTTTAAATGTTTTTGCATACGCTGCTTCATTTGAAAGATAATCTTTTTCAGATAATGGTGCTTTTCCTGCGGCAATTAATTTAGCATTACCAGAAAAACGCTCTAGATATCCTTTATTATAACGCGAATCATTACGCAATAATGTTAACATATCAGCACCAGAAATATCTGGATAATCACTACGAATTTTTTCTAATGTATTAGCCAAACCAGAAATATTATATGCACTCATGCTAGCAAGTAATGCTACATACATTGGGTCATCAGATGTTTTTGGTGTATCACTAGGTGGTATCACTGGAGGTACATCTGTTTTAAATTTTTCAGTTGTTTGATTTGTTGGTGTTGTAATACCAAGTGCTGTTGATTGAGCAGATGTTAAAGCATTGCCACGACCTAGTTTAGCAACTGCTGACTGTAGTTCAAATGCTGATAAACCAGTAGCATTTTCATCCATTGGTGGCATTATACATTTACTCCAAACGCCTCGGCCATATACCTAAGGTCACCCTTAACAGTATCTTTATAAAATTGTGTTTGCTTAATATCTGGTTTTTTCCATTGAGCCTTTTCCCATTCAAGTACTGGGATAGCAGTCTGTCCTGCGGCAACATCATATAAGTCTGTTGGCTTGGGTGCCTTACCATAAATTTTTTCGTATGATTGTGCATATGGCGCAATAAGTTTAGATACTGATGTACCCTTCATGATGTCTTCTTTCCATGCAGGGAACTGTGTTGCTGCTTGAATTTGAATTGTATCAAAAGTATTTTGTAATGCTTGCGCACTTCGAATTCCTTTAATGGCTTCAGAATAAATCATTTTGTCAGATGCTGGAATTCCATTATCTGCATGTGCTGCACGAATTTGGCGAACAGTTGCACCAAGTGAGCCTTGTTCAAGTGCCATATCATCTGCTGTATCGGGTGTTGCCTTGACTTTTGCATAGCGTTGAGTTGCTGTTTGTTCTACATATTTAAGAAAAATATCTTCTTTTTGTTGAGGGCTTAATGCAAATCCTTTAGCATTTGCAGAACGTTCGGCTTTATTAACTTCAGATGCGTAAGATGTTGCTAATTTTTTATCGGGTGAAATGTTAAATAAATCCATATACTTTGTTGTCATTTCTGAAACAAGAGCACTGGGGTCCGTGACCGCTGCAGCCTTTGTTGCAGAAGTTATTTTACCAAATGTTTGTGAAGCAAGACCAGGATTGTTAAGGTAACGAACAATAGTTTCATTATATAATTCACCAGATTGGTCAGCCTGTTTCATTATTGTTGCTAATGCTGTAGTATCTGCTGGCCTAAAAGTGATAGAACCACTCTTGGCTTGATTGCGAACCCAATCAACAGTAGGTTCTTGACCACTTGAATATAATCCAGGTATAGAACCAAGTGCTACAAGAAGGTCTGCTTTATCTTGATTATTTAAAGTTGTTGGAACTGTATAAGGTGAATCTGTTGTATACTGTACAGTATTATATACTGGTGCGCCGACTTCAAGTTGGCTTCCAACATATTTATTTTCTATTTTACCAGTACGTACTTGTGTACCCAGTGGAATACCACTTAAACTTGTACCAGTAACCCCATTTTGAGGAACATTATTCGCAGCATTTGTTTCAATAGCAGCAGTAGATGCTGCAGTTTTACTAATAGATTTCTTATTAGAAGGAAGTTTGCCAGTGCTTGAACCAATCTTGCCGGCTTGGGCTGCTTGTCCTGTTGTAGGCATATGTTATCCTTCCAATTCTTTTCTAAAGACCCCATAAAAAATCTTTTGGAAGTCTGGATATTTTGTTATTAACCTTAATGCTTCTTTAGATAGCCACTCACGTTGAGGCGCAGACGCGTTATTGTTAAGAGACTTCATGCCGCTAGCATCAATTGCTTGTTGACGCAAATCAATATAAGCGCGTGATGCAATTAATGCACTTGAATCTGCTAACTTAGGGTCTTCAGATGCAAGTATAATTTGAGCAATAGAACGTTCTTTCCACTGTGTATCATACTGAGGAACTACTCGTCCACTAGCATTATAAGACTGTGTTAAATTATCTACAGCCTCTTGATACTGATTTGCTGTCCAACCTTCACCAACTGAACGAGTCATTAGGCGGTCTTTAGATGCAGAATAAAGAATGTTAACAGCCTTATCCATTATTTCTTTAGCAGACATTTTAGCAAAAGCGCCACGTTCTTTTTGGTATTGATAAAGAACTTTAGATAGTTCCCCATTAGGATATAGGTATCCATATATATCTGCATACTTTTGGACAACAGATGGGTCTTGTTTAATCATATTATATGTTGGCAAATTTGTTGGTTCATATCCAGTTGTTGACTTGATAATAGCAAACACTTGTTCTGGTCCATATGTATCTAGGAAATCAACATAGGCTTTAGTCTTGTCACCATCTGCTGCTGCTTCGATATTTTTAAAGTCGGCCCATAATGCTGTTGCTAGAACTGTATCACCATTCTTGCTTTTTGCTAATGCTTCAGGGCGCAAAGCAAATGGAATAGCAGTTAATGCGCCAAACAAACCACGCCACATTGTAAAGTATTGCGCAAGGTTATGACTATCTTGAGTTAGTTGTGCCTGGTCTGCTGGGTTAAGTAAATCATATTTCCCACTAGATGCAAGATAAGACATTGATGGTGCAAATGCTGCAGCAAAAGATGACTCAACTCCAAACATTCCGCCTAATGCGCGAACCCAGTTTGATGTAAGTAGTGGTCCTTCTAGCAATCCAGCATTGCGAATATCTGGTGTGCCATATGGAAACGCTACTTTAAATACATCTTCTTCTAGTTGCGTTGGCAATAGTTTAAGAGGATTCTTATTCAGAGCATCTAATGCAGCCACTGACCAGAGCAATCCGAAGCCAGCACCTGGTAAGAATGTTCCTGCACCCAATGCAAAGTTAAATGATTGTGGTGTAGCAGAGAATGCATATGGTCCAGACACTCTGTTCTGTGAACCACCAGGCATTAAACCTTGTAGGATATTAAGAGTGCTACTTGCGAACGGAACAAAGAACTTACGTTCTCCAGTCTGTGGGTCACCAAAGAAGAATCCTTGATTTGGGTCGTAGTAATCCTTAGCATCAGTTAATTCATAAAGTGCTGATGAGCCTGAAGATGATAACCAGTTACCAATCTTAGGTGCTTTGTAGATTTGCAATGGGTTATCTAAGGCAATCTTGCCCCAGGCTTTCATTGTATCTTCCCATGCTTGACCAAAAGGTGCGACTAAACGCAGTTGATGCCACAGTAAGTTACGCTTACTAGCATCATAGAATAGATTCTCTACTGTTTTATTAGCAACCTTTACTGCATATTGATGTGCCTCATCTAGAGTTAAAGGACCCTTACCATCGGCAACATCTAATGAACGCCATACACCATGTTCTTTACCAATGTTCTTCTTAGTAATAGGATTGCGTAATGGGCTAAGACTTGTCTTTGCATTATCTTTTAATGCAGTAATTGCTTTCTTATCAAGAGAACCTGATAGTGTTCTGATTGCATCCCAGTATGACTGACGCCATTCAGGCCCCATAGTAGATGTTTTTTCAAATCTAACAGCCATATCAAAAAACTTTTGTGTTAAATCTTCAATCATCTTAGGCTTTAATGCACGTGAACCTGCGACTGCTGTCTTGGGGACTGTCATTAAGATGCCATCCCAGTTGCCAGTACCAGTAAAATTTTTTTCTAGTATAGAAGTAAACTCTTTATGCAAATCAATCTTAACGCGCTTGCCCTTAAGGCCAGCCTTTTGCGCCTTCATTGTTTCTTCTGCAATCATTTTACCACTAGGTATTTGAATTGTTGTTTGGCCTACAGCAACCTTGCCTTTAAGGAGAAGTTCTTTAATAAGTTGAGAACCTGCACCTTGTCCAGCCATTTCTTCTACACGAGCGAGGATTGATACCTGTTGACCCTTATCATTAACTCCCTTAAATAGGAAATCCATTAGACCATTTTCAGTTTTAATCCAATCCTGGAATACTGAATCTTTAGATGCTGCAAATTTGTCAAGAGTTTTACGTCCTTCACCAGATAAGAAGTACTTAACTGTACTAAGTTCTTTTCCTGGTTTAGTTTCAATAACTTTGCGTACAAATTCTGAGTTATGCAAGATGCGAACTTGACTTGCAAAGCCCGCCCACCAGTTAGGGTGACCAAATGTTTCCTTTGTGTAGCCAAGAGACTTGATAATCTTGCCCATCTCACCATCGCCACCCATGCCCGACATAGCGTCAGACATAAATGCTACATAATCATTGCCCAATTCAGCGGCAATGGCTTCAGCATTAAGTTCTTCTCTGGCTGAACCCATTTTAAATGAATTTCCATAGACATCATTTTTTACAGTATCAAGTTTATTTAAAAATTCACGCCATTTAGAACCACCAGGACGACCTAACCACATTCCCATAGCAGATAATGGGTGATTCAAAAATGAAATATGTCCACTTCCAAATACACGAATCTGTTCTTCAATAATATTGCGACTAATATAAGCAGGTCGAACAAGAACTGATTTCTTCCACAGACTATTGATATCAGATAGAGCATGTTCTGCTAATACTTTACCTTTACCATAGCGTAAACCAGCAATTTTTTTTGTTGTTTGAATAAAATCCATCATTGCCTGTGGACTTGGTATAGCAACAAATGTATTTAAAAGTTCAGAATCAAGATGAGCGCTATGAAGATTGACTTTCTCTCCACCAATTATAGCAAAATTAATATCTGCACCTGTTGCATGTTGCTGTGCCCAGTAAGAAGACATATTAAGTCGTTCAGTTTCAAAGGCCCTAGTTGCTTCTTCCCATAATTTAAGTTGTTCTCCAGTAAATTGTGGCGCATACTTTTTAAAAATTATATCAAATAGTTTGGCAGTTGCAGTAAATCCAGCCTTAGACTTGTCTGGTGCTGTAGCAATCTCCGTCAAAAGATTATCAAGGGTTACTTTATCTAATTTCATATAGCGACCAACATTATTTACCGCAGCAAGAAGTTCATCTTTCTTATCAAGGTGAATAAGTGTTACACCATTATTGGGAAGCAATGCTCCATACTTACGACCAAACATATGGATTTCATTGCTAATATCAAAAATCTTTTTTGTTAATCCGCTACGTGTTTCTGCTCTAGCACCAGCACCACGAATATATTGCATTACACGAACTCTATCACCCTTAGGTAATACAGTTTCAAATGAATCAGCAATTGCTCTTCCTGCTGCTGACTTTGCAGCAGATTCTGTTATACCTTTAAGTGCTCGACCTGTCTTGGTTCCATTTTCTAGAGAACGTTGCATAATGCTGCCATCTGCAATAAATGGTGCAAGAGTACGTAAAACCTCTTCGCGTGTTTTAGCGCTTGCCAAAGCAAGAGCCTCATCTGCAGTAAACCCACCCTTTGCCATCTTTTGAATCTTTAACCAATCATCTTCATTGGCTATAGCATCAATAATGTGTGAGCCTTTTTCGCCAGAGATAAATGTCGATATCCCCTGATAGTCAATCTTAAGATTCTTAAACTCATCTTGAGTCTTGGCAAGTTTTTGAAAATTCTTTATATAAGAATCAGTTGCTTTTTCTTTTTGAATAGCAGTCTTTGCATTAGTTAGAGCAGCAATTGAGGCATCTGTTTTTGCCTTTAATGCTTTAAGTTGAGAATCAAGGATTGAATATTGCTTAGCAGCCTTTGCTGCTTTAATTCCAGTTGCTGATTCTGATATAACTTTCGCATCTGCTGTTATCTTTGCTAACTTAGAGTAAGCAAGAAATGGGTCAAGTTTAACAGACAGACCGATTTCACCGATTGCGTTGATGATGCGTGCAGCAGCGGATTCAGGGTGCCCACGAGTTAATACATATGATGCTGGGTCCATTATAGAATATGGACGATAATATGTTTGCCCACCTTGTTGAAATGAAACCTTTGCAAGTTTCATTTGCTCAGCACGTGCGGCAGCGGCTGCGCCTATTTCTTCATTGGCAAAAAATCCTACACCTAAATCTATTTTTCCATCTTGAACTAATTGTTTTGCTGCTTGAAATGCTGTGAGTTGTCCTGGTAATTCCTTAACCATTGAAGGAATTGTTTTTGTAAATTCTTCACCAGGTTTTGCTGCACCCCATTTAAATAAATCGCCCTGGTCTTTTACTTCATTCCAGTCATTAACTAATGAACGTGCTGGAGCACTTACTGCTTCAACTACAGTAGTTCCAACAATGCCTATACCTCGGCTCACTGATTTAAGTCCAGACCAGAGACCACCTAGAAAAGTAGAATTAAATCTATCTGTAGAAATCTTATTGCTTGCAATAATAGAATCGGTTTTACGTTTGTCTTGTGTCATCTTATCAATTTGTGCAAGAGTTGTAACTATAGGATTGCTAGCAAGAGAACCTGATTTTGCAAGACCAGTAATTAAACCAGCAGAGGCTTCAGGATTTTGAGCAAACATTCTGCGTGCTTCATATCCTTGAGGTCCTGTAATAAGTGACATACTTTTTTTTAGGTCAGTATAGTCTGCTTGATTTTGTGTTGTAATACGTTCTTCAACACCAGCCATAACTGGCAATCCATTAGCATCTAACTTTACCTTTGGCAAATATGTCATAGACGACCCTGATTAGAAAGATTTTCTAAAACAAAACGCAAATCTTGGTTGGTTGGGTCTTGCATATACAAAGCCTGTACAATTTGAATTGGATTTTCAGGTTGTGGTGTAGCCATAGCGGGAAGGTTTAGCACTGATGAATCAGGTCCTGGACCAGAATCTGCACCATGTGTTAATACTTGGTCAGGTCGTTGTGTAGGTTCATTAAGACCAGTAATTGGTGGAAGTCCAGGTGTAGCACTTTGTGTAGACTGAGAAGCAACTGCTGCTATAGGATTGCCTGCTAAAGGTGCTGCAGTTTGGTTGGCCATATTCTGACCACCTTGACCATAACCTAAACCTGGCATATATTTAGGAGCCTGTGTTCCACTTTGTCCATTGCCACCAGTGCCAGAAACATTTGCTGGATTATTTTGAGGTGCAGTAGGGCGCAATCCGCCACTGTTCCCTGGTGTTCCTGCCATGGTTCCTCCTACTTAATATGTTTAAATTGTATTTTAGAAATATAAGGTCCTGCTGTAAATGCTGTTAACTTTGCAGCAATTTCAATTGCTTCATGTGCATCTACACCTGCATGTAATGCTCCAAGTGCATAAGACGCACCAGAACCTGCAGCATAAATTCCACTATTATTTTTACTTACTGATAAATCATGGTCAATATCAAAGAGTTCACCATCTACTGCCATAAGAAATTGAAATCTTGATTCACTTTTACTTTCGTCAAAGTTATAACCATTATCAGTTAAACATTTGCGAAGAGAAGGCATAGCCTTTACAATCATAAAATGATAAAGGTCTTTTCTATCTTTTGCAGTTGGTGTTGGTGGTTCCCATATGTGTTGTGTAACATCACAGGGTAATACTTCTCCGGAACCACCTATAATAAAAGAACCACGTTCAGATAGTTTTTTTACATCAGGGTGATTATAAATAAATCCATTATCATCAGTTGTTTGGCTATCTGCCACAAGCAAACAAGAATGGTCGTACTCGATACCAATTATTGTAGTCATTGTCCCCTGCTAACTTAACTCTTGTTGACTGTTCTTACGCTTGCGTTTGCTTTTCCTGCTCCACTTAAAGATGAAAGAAGTGTCTGTACATCCATTGGTGGTTGTTGTGTATTAATATTCATTTGTTCTTGCGGGGAAGCGCCTCCTGCTGGAACGCCTTCAGGAGCAGGGGACGGTTGCTCAACCGATTGTGGTGCCCCAGCAGGAGGAACTGTCTGCTGCTGTGGGGCAAAGGTTGCTTCAATTGCATCCTCAAGTGCCTGTCCCTTTTGGCGTGCCTTAATCACAGCAGCAATCTTACGCACTACATCTGAAGCATCCTGGCCTTGAGTAGCCATTTGTGGAATTGCTTGGGTGTAGGCTGTAAGTGAACCAAGGAGTGCAGAACGCATATCCTCAATTTCAATTTTTTCTAATTCTTGTGTTACGTTAACAGTAAATGGAAGTTCTCTCATTGCCATATCACGGCTAATAAGTTTACCACCAAGTGCTTGTAGCATAAAGATAAGACCCTGTGCAGGGTTAAGGCCAGCAAGCATGCCATAACGTACATCTGCAGAGTAATCAGATTTAATATCTTTTGATGGTTTGTATGTAATTTCATAAGGTGAGCCTGAATCTACACCACGAATTGTTTTTTCTTCAGGGTAAATCATTTCATCTACACAGAAACAAATTTGAATTACATCACGAAGTGCGGCTGCAAAAATTGCTTGTGCAGATTTAACTTGTGTATCAAAAGCCCCCATAAGAGCCTGAACGCCTTGACCAGTTACAATGGAAGCATTGACATTTCCTGTGCGAGATTCTGGATAACGAGCACCAACACGTAGTTCTTGATTAAGTAAATTCTGTTCTGTAAATGCACCCTGTGGAAGAGTAAGTTCTACGCGACGCACACCCGCTGGATTGGCTGTACGAATAACAGCATCTCCGCCAAGTTGTAATTCTTGAACATCTTGTGGTAAAACAATAGGAGCCTGTACAGATTTTTCTGCAGCCTCCATAGCAAGCAAAGCAAAACGATTGCGAAGTAATTGAATACCAAGTACATCATCAAACTGTCCACGCAATTCACCATCAATAGATGGCTTTCGTGCAATAACAACCATCATTTTTCCAAGAGGATTATTTGCTGCCGAAAGAACTAAATTGTTTTTTGATGGTATGTATATGATTGACTGGTCTTTATCATAATAACGAATCATTTCAATCTGATGATTGAGGTCTTGTTTAAAACCAGAAGGTCCTAACAGTTGACGCTCATGCTCAGGGAATTGGGAAACAAGTTCGCCCAGTGTCATCATATATCGTTTTGCAAATGCCACACAACGTCCATAGCGGTCAAACTCTGGGTAAGCCCCAATAGGATTTTCTATGCGAATACGTGGCAGTTTTGCTTCT